GCATAATCGGCATCTAATTCACTATCATCAAAGTTCAGGAAGTCATTTATTACGCTTCCCCATAACCCATTAGGTAATAAATCGGTATTAGCAAAAAATGCTCTATTCTGAAATGACGAACACACGCGAGGCCAACCACGTGTATTGCTCCATGCTGGTTCTGTTATAATAACCAGAGAGCCAGGTATTGGAGTAAGTGCTACAAAATTTATTAGAATATTTGCAGTTACTTGAGTTGGGCTTATGTATGTCATAATTCTAGCAAGCCCACCTTGCGTTCCTGCATTGATTGTCCCACCTACATTTGCTGCGGTAAACAGAGCAGAACTAGATGTAAATGTTATTCCAAACCCGGTTAATCCGCCTGGTGTAATTGTAAATGTTGAGTAATCAACACCATTAAAATCAAAGGTTGGATAAATTGTTATTGCTGAAGATGCAATTGACCATGTATTTAATATCGTTACAAATTGATTGCCAGTTCCCGCACTAATTAAATCAAACGCTTTTATTCCAGCTTTAGCATTAGGAGCAGATGCGTATATTTTAGCTGTTGTTGTTGTCAGCATTTTAATAAAATATGTTTTATTAGTCATTACCTGTGGAGACGTAGTAAGTATCGCTCCACCTCCTGCAAAAGAGAACCTTACTGGCAAGATACGTCCTGCAATATCAGGCGTTGTTAGCGTAATGATATCGTCTACAAGGTCGATAACAGTCATTTGATTAGGTGTGGTGCCCGCCCTCTTTAAATCTTGTGGAGCATACACGCCAGTTGTAACACGAAATACATTATCAATAATCGTGTAATCAATATCTCTAATAACATTTGCACCAAGACCGGTTGAGGTAACTGTTTGAACCAGTATTCCTTCAAGGTAGATAAGAATACTATCTGGTATAAACACAATTAGATAAATACACTCATTCAGGTATTGCATGGACTTAAAGAACACTTGATTGGCATCTGTAACACCTGAAACAGTAGCCTGATACTCAGTACCAAAGCGTTTACCTGCCGCACCTTGTGGGTATGTAATGACATTCGTAGCTGTCTTTAATCCGTTATAATAAGGCGCTACAGATACACGGGCGTACATCAATGGTGATATCTCACCTTTACTGAATATGTCTTGTGACCATAATTGCTGTGCCATTCAACTACCCCTGATTAATTACCATTTCCAGCAAAGCCGCCAATGTTACGATTATTCAGAACAGGGAATAGAACTTGCGAGTATTGCGGTCTGTTCTGGGCTTCATTAGCTGCCGCCATTGCGTACTGATATTGGCATTCAGCTTTAATCGCTGCAAAATAATCTGGTCGTTGCGCACTACTCAAAGCCAAGTATTTCGCTATCTCATAGACAAAGTAGTTCGTAAACCTGGGAGGGAGTTGCGATACATCTGGCTGGAATATGTATTCTATGCTTAAGCCTTGGCCTGAATTAGGGTTAGGATTAGGCGCGGGAGGATCTAATGGGTCATACCCAAGCAGCGTATATAACTTGCTGTTGTTATAGATGTCAAATTCATAAATATTTGGGTAAAGACGTAACAGCTTTAAGTACCCTGACGGCAAATTATACACCGCTTTCCAAGGGTAAGGAGGTACTTCAAGGGTCTGAGTCAACTGCTGAATAGCCGTAGCAAACCGCCAGTTGTTTTGTGAAAGAATGCCGGGCAATAACAAGTCAAAGGCTTGTTCGGCTGCCACCGTCATTGCATCCCCATTATCAAGGGTAGTGATGGGCTTATGTCCAAGTAAGCATATTGCATTGGAAATTAATATAACTTTAGTTAACATAAACCCATCCTATTTTTAAATAGTGGAAATGCGTGAATACCAAACATGGGCAACCATTGGACTATTTCCAGTAGTAAATGCACCAGTAATGTTTGACAAACTTAAGCTCTTGTTTACACAAGTGCTAAATGTTTCCGCTACAACGCCCGCATTAAAGTTCCAGCCAGTACTTGCAGTTGCAAAGAATGTTGCTGCTGCCAGTGTGGTTGATGCAATAACACCAGCACCGTTTGCAGTAACATCATACTGAACTGCTGCAGCGCCACCATTCTCATATGCTGCTGAGTTGTAAGTCATTAGCAACTGAACTTTTTTCAAGACCAACAATGTATTTGCACCGCCAGCCGCTACGAGAATCTTAGGAGCTGCATACATGCCATTGAACTCAACAGCAGTAATTGGAACAGTTACATACTGATCAGTATCTGAGTTAAAGAACTGAGTTGCAGTAACTGTACCAGCGCTTATATCAGAAGGCTGAGTAATTGCTGTTACTTGAAGCATAGCAGTACCATTTGCCGCTTTAACATTAATCCAATCATACAAAGATAATTGGCCAATGATTTCAAGGAAATAGTCGGCTGCTGATATAGTTGCAATAGAGTCTGTTAGTTTGAAATAGTTAAACAGATTCATTGAGCCTTGGAGGGTGCTTGTTGCACTTGTTGGGGTTGCAATTACCGCTGTTCCTACGCCTTGGTTCAAAGAGGATGAAACCTCTGACCAGTTATATAATGTAAAAGCCATGATTTATTCCCCTATTAGATAGTTGTGATTACACAATCAATAGCCAAAGTACCGCGATTATCAACTACAACCGCACCAGCAGAAAACACGCCATTGATAAGCCATGATGTTTCACGAGGCAAGTAATGAATTTCAGTTCTGAAATCATGACCAATAGCCATACCAGAAGACATTTTATGCCAAGCCAATGCAGTCTGAACGCCAGTACCTGTATTGTAAGGCAAGCCACCTTCGGTCATTTGAGGAATGATAATTAAGTTAAATCCTAAGTATGTGCGAACTTGAGCCACGTCAATTACACGGTTTTGTGTGTAAAATGTTGATGTAAATTGTTCTGCTTGCAATAAGCTTTGGAACATAGAGGCCGACATAGCAACGAAACGGTCGCTCAAAGGCACGCCATGATTTTCAAAGAACTGCATCATTTGGGTATATTTTACGTATGTAAAGTTAACGCCACCATCTACGATAGTACTACCAACGTCAGCAGCAAGCGCATTAATACCAATCTGGTCACTACGGCGACCCATGGCTTGAGCTACTAAAAGCGCATTTTCCATTTTGGTATCGAAGTTTACAGTTAACTCTTGGACGCTATCTACTGCGGTTGGAGTTGTGAATTTTTGCAGTGTAGCGGTAACGGAAGTATATCCGGGATCTTGAATTACAACTGATTGCAAGTATGCGGTAGGAACGGATATAACTTGGTTTACTTTACGAAAGTTTACGTATGCGCCAATAACATCATATTTCATGCGCATTGAATCACGTAGTAAGAAACCACTTGAACGGTACTCGGCTTTAACTAGTGCGTCATACTCAATCTGTTGGACGGCTGTTAAGGATGTAGACATAGGATTCCCCTATTAAGTTAATGAAAATAAAATCATCCACTGTAATAGGGCTTGTCGGCGTATGTGGTTGTCCGTAAGGGCCACGCTTAAAAGTTCTCCTTCGTGTTATGGGTATTTTGCTACTTGCACAACACGAAGTCAACTAAGTTGTTAGTACGCTCGCTTCTCTTCATACCCTGAATTCTTAGAAGCCATTTCCATCTTCTGTTGAAGCTGCGCACGGTAGGCTGGGTCTGTCTTGTACTTATCAAGGTTGTTATTCAACTCGCCCTGAATGTCCTGCAATGTAGGCACTTGAGTATTTACATCATGGTTTGAGTTGGGTATGGTTGTTGTACTTGAGTTCATTTTATTCCTTACTTCTTCGAGGGCTTTGATTGAGTCAGCCGTTCTTAAATTGTTTGATAGCGCTTCATACGTTTCAGCACTAAAGTTAGATTTAGCCCAATTATCAAGCAATCCTAATCGCTCCTCGGCTTTATCGCCTAACTTAGCTCTTTCTTGGCTATAATCAACTTTGAATTCATCAAGATATTTTCCAACTGAGTCAAGCATCTTATCCATAACATCCTGTGATACATGCTTAGACTTAGCTAACTCCAACATCTCTTGGAATGGTTGATAATCGCCTTCAATCCAGCTATCTCCTTTTGATAAATCATATTCATTTGGCGCAGAACCTACACGCTTTTCAAGTTCGTTATAGCTTTTTGCAGCATCTGAAACGGTCTTGAATTTAGAGGCTAGCCAGTCAGGTCTATCTCCTGCGCCCGGAACACCTTCGTGATGCCACCACGTTGGTTCTATCGGTTCAATACTTGGTGTATATGAAGGGTCAATGCTTGTCATTTAGTATTTAACTCCGCTTTAATTCGTTGGTTGTGGGATAGGATGCACGCTCTGATAGTACGGAACGCATCTTTGTATCCTTCGGTGTAAATAACCATTGTTTTATAGTTTGGAGCAAGTGGCGAGCATAGGGCTGGCATTAAATAACGATTTTCTATTTCCTCCATAAGGTGCTTTCCGTTGGGTGTCTCAAAGACTAGATGACATAGCATGTCGAATTCAACCAGCTCTGGCCTTTGTTTCATTTTCTCTATACTGTCCTGATATCCGTCATAATAATTCTCAGATTCAATATATGGGTTACTTTTTTCGTCCAATTATCTAACTCCTATTGTTTACATCGGCCCTTGTTGCTGTGGTGGTGCTTCTTGCGGTACTTGCCCTGCTTGAGCCTGCTGTTCAGCAGCGTTTGCCGCTTGCTGTTGAAGTTCTAGTGTTGCCTGTTTAACTCCATCGGGAGTGTTTAAAAACCGTTTGTCTATCTGCATTTGTTCAGCTATTACCCATGGAGCTGTCTCAGGATTTAAATATAACTTCGTTACCTCCGGTCCGAACATACCCTGCATAAGCTGTACGAACTGGGTTAAGCGAGCTATTTCTTGCTGTCCTTTAGCCAGTGCAAGTGGAGATTTATACCTGAATTGAACAAGCTTTCCATCAATGACAGGCATAGGCAGTAAGCCCATTTTGTCAAGGATATAAGAAACACGTTTAATTACAGGCCACAAGAACTCTTGCTGTAGGCGTGAGAATAATGGACCGATACGTTCAGCTAGATTTTGTTTATCACCTTGAACCTCTGTAGCTGTTAAAGGCTGCTTGCTCTGCTCCATAGATGCTGATTGTAATTGGTCGCTAAACAATAACTGTTTAATCTGATATCGAAGGTCATTAATAGTCAACTGAGCAAATTGCGGGCTCGAAGAATCAGGTAACGGAATAAGCGGTGTTTGCCCACCCGTTCCAATTGGTGCGATAGGTATGATAGTAAACGGCTCAAGCTTAAAGGTATGAGGATTAAACACGCTATCACTAAAAGCCATGTAAGGCCTAAAGGTATTAAGATTAGCAGATGCCAATTCAACACGAGCCATTTCTTGCAAGCTGATAATTGAAGGCAGCGCGTCAACAACGGGACCTCTTCCCCATGTTTCATTGTTTGTTTTTTGGAATCGCCAAACAATGCCGGGGTTTGATTCAAGGTATTCACAGAATAATATATCCATGTCGGTTGTGACCATGTAGCAGTAAGGAGCGTCGCCCATTTCAGGGCAATACATTACACCTTCATAGGTCTTTGGTATGATTGCATCTCTATCAAGCTCCATGGCTTGTTGCATGGATGCAGAAATAACAGCTTTAGGCCATCGTTGGGTTACTTCGTTAATCTTAATGTCTTGCCATGTCCTGTACCAAGATTCAATGCGCCCTGTTAAAGCCTCCTCGATTGCCAAAATATCCATGGGAACAGAGGTAAATACCAGTGGCTCTTTGTCATTGTTCTGGTTTACTATAAGGCAAGATGTTCCGATAGCTAAATCAAAGTAACACTCATTGATAGAAACATCAAAGTTGGACGCATGAATATAATTGAACAACTTTCTCATGTAGTCATCAAGTGCCATTTGGGCTTCTTCGATGGCTTGCACGTCCTCTTCGTCTGTGTAGTTTGCATCTAACATCAAGTATGCCCACTGTGTACCAGGCGGTGTCATAGCATCATGTAGCTTTGATACGAATGTTTTGGTTGCCTCAATTGCAGTAGTGTCATAAATGCGCGTAGCCTTCATTTCACCTTGCTGTTGTTTCGGACGCCAGAATCTATTTCGCTGCGGTACAGCGTAGTAATAGCACGCCTCCAGCAAGCTTGACCAAAGGAAGGCAATGCCCTGAGCTTTCTTCTGACGCTTTAAGAACTGCTCTAACAAGATTTGCATTTGAGAGTTTTGAACGTTGCTTCCAATCATTGCTGGTAAGTTAGCCATTACTTCGCCTTATATTAGCCTAATGTGCCTGTAGGTTGACTTGAAGGTTCCGCCATAAAACCACCACGTCTTTGCGTTCTCTGACGAGATCTAATTTCTTTTTCATTGATACGGCTTCGTTCGTTTTTCTTTTGTTCTTCATTCGATGTGCGCTGTGCTACCATATCGGCTTTTTCTTGCTGGTAGTAACTAATTTGTTCTTGAGCGGCACCGATGGAAGCGCGTTTTTCGGCTTGTGTGGTGTGAGGTATTTTTGCAACGAATTTTTCTACTTTCTTTAAACCACTTGATAACCAGCTCATAATAATCTCCTAGATTGTGATATGAATATAAATTACTTGGTCTTCAAACTCTTCTTTTTCAATAACTCGGTTTACAAACCGTATCTGAAACGGGAGCTTGATTTCTTTCCTCAACTTCAATAGTTGGGCTAGTATTGTGGCCATTTCGATGACTCATTTCAGTTAAATCTGATTTCATTTTATCAACTTCTGATTGTAATTTAAATGCCTCAAACACACGGGTGCCCACATTAATTGATTCCATAACCTGCTTAATCTCAGAGGCTGTAAAGTCCCCGCATTCGGCTTGCTTTAGAATCTGCTGGTATTGTTCCCATGGGTTAGAACTGCTATCTATGTTAAGCATTATTGTGTCTTTCTTCTTAGCATAATAACGGCTACCACGTTGATTCCATTCTTTGGCGTCCCAGTCTGGATTGTCTTTGTTATCCTCTGGTTCCATTTCCCATTTCTCTTGGGCTATCATTTGAGCAACGTGGTAGCATTCTCTGAATACTTTGTTTTCTCTAACCATTTTGTAAAATGTAGTCTCACCAATTCTGGCAGCTACACAAAAGGCCGATATTCTTCCTGTAGTAGACACCTGCTCAATAACCATTTTGCAATGAGCCATTTCAGAATAAAAAGAATTTGATGCTGATAACCTTTTTTTAATTGTTTTGTATAATTCCCCTGCTTCATCTGTTTTATACATTTCTTTCCTTTTAGGTTATAGTTTGTAAAACACAAACTAAGGACTAACCATGTTTGATATTAAGCAGTTTAGACAATGTATTCTATCTCCAACTATGGAAGCACTGCAAATACGTTCACCGCAACTGGCCGAACTTATGGTATTTACCTGCGCCACCGAGTCTGCTGGCGGAACGTACCTTAAGCAAATAGTCGGCCCTGCATTAGGTATTTATCAAATTGAGCCAGCTACGTTTACTGATGTGTGGGTTAATTACATATTACGAAAGCCAGACATTGTGAATTTGCTATCACTTAATCTGGGTGTGCACCGCATGCCATTGCCTACGGATGTAATACATGATTTAAGGCTGGCTACAGCTACATCTCTATTCCTGTATATCCAACGTAAAGCTAAACCTTTAGACAGCACAGAAGAGACTATGTGGGACTTGTACAAGCGTCTCTATAATACCGTGAAAGGTAAAGCAACCAAAGATGCCTCTATAAAGGCGTATCGCAGGTTTGCCAAAGTTTAACGCCATGTTCAAATGCTTCTTCGATATTAATTGCGTAGAAGCATTTCATGCACATCATCATTGATACGTGTTTAGAGGCAGATTGTATTTTCCATGCTACTGGCTGGAAACTATGTTTCCCATCATCTGCGCAATTGCAGCAGCTCGCCTTTTCACACCAATGTTCTGATTTGTCATTCATTTAAATGCTCCTACACAAACCGTAACCATAACACTACCGGCGCCTATACGACATCCCCCAGTCCCCAATAAGTTACCAGTCCTCATTGTAAAGAAATGCGTGTGAAGGCGCGTG